TTTTCGACAATGGCTCGTATATTTTCTCTTGTCTCTGTGTCTGTTCCGCCGTATACAAAATAAGTTTGTCTATTCTGGACATCTGTTTTCTCCTTGATCATTTCATATAAAACACTTCCATGTTTTTTAACTAATCGAAATAAAAGAAGTGTATTTGTAGATAAGTCTAAAGCTAAATTGCGAATAAACTTATTTCTTTCTTCACAAGAAATTAAAAAATTTAATTCTTCTTGATATTTTGCTTTTTTTAAATTGTCACAAATTACATCTGGATATTTCAAAATAATAGCTTTAATAGAAAAAGGAGACAAATACTTTTTATCTATCAATTTCTTGGTAGTAGTCACTTGATGTACTTTTCCGAATAACCCCTCTAATACTAATTTATGTGTTTCTGTTCCATCTAATGTTCCAGTTGCACCAATTCGATATCTTGCATTAATACATTTGGTCATAATAGCGGTTAATGATTTTGACTTAAATCCATGAGCTTCATCCCCTATTACCAATTCATATTGTTTAAAATATTCCTCTCCTAGTTTATATATTGATTGCCAAGTTGAAATAATTACTTGTTTCTCTGATGATTTATCTCTTCCTGCAAAAACTATATGACAATGTTCTTCCACATCAAATCCATAATCTTGAAAATCTTTATACATCTGCGATACAAGAGAAGTAGTTGGAACAATAATTAAAGTTTTGACCTTTAAATATCTTACAATGATATAAATGATTAGAGATTTTCCAGATGCAGTTGGTGATAATAATAAGCATCTACGGCGTGATAGTGAATGATTAATTGCACTTAATTGATAATCACGCACTTGATAATTAAGATTTAAAGTAGAAATAAATTTTGAAGCTTCCACTTCATCTGGTTCAAATTCAGAAAGAAATTTTACAGGATAATTTCTACTTGTAGCAAACTTACAAAGATATTCTAGTAATCCAATGTAAAGCAATTTTGTAAATACATTATATAAGCGAATTTTACCATCCCAAATTTTTTGTCTAAAAGAAGGCATAAAGGTGTGTCCAGGAACAGTAAAAGTGAAATAATCACTAATTTCCTGCGCTATACCTGGTTCACAATTAATTCTCATGTAAACTTCGTCTTTTTTTATTATTTCTATTCTATCAAGACGTTCCATGTGAAAACTTGAGCCAATCAAGTGCATTTTTGATTTGGAATCCTCTATTATTGAGTTGTTTAATAATGGAATCCAAGTAGTTAATTTTTTCTTGTTGAACCACGATGTTTTGTTTAATTTTGATGTAATCATCATCCGTCTCAATATAATTACTTATTTCATTTTTAAGTAGTCTTCCTTGAAATTGTTCCCAACCCCTCTCTTCTAATTCATCTTCAGTCATTCTACCATTGTAATAATTTGTTTTTGTGCGTACTAATTTAGATAACTCAAATTCCATGCTTTTAAGTCGGATTCTTTCATCTATGAATATTTTTAAATATTTGTCGTGAATAACGGGAATGCGAATTGATTCAGTTCCAAGATTAGAATAATCAATTTTACTATTTTTTTCCCATTCATCTTGAATGTCTTCAAGGGAAAATTGGTGTGTCATAATATTTTATCCTGAATAAACTGGTGCTCCTTCATATGAAGTTTCATTACTAAGTAAATTTTCATATTCATATTGTTCATAGGAAAATGTAACATCTGCAACAACATAATCAATGTCTCCTAATGAACTATCAAATTGAATACTAGAAAGGGAAATAGGAAATAGTTCCTTAAAGTTTATATTTACTTGAGGATTCATACTTCCTGTAAGAATAGTTAATGTCGCATCAGTTGTCAAGTCATCTGCATCTCTTGCTATTCTATATTTTTCCTGTGCTCTCTCATTTGGAATACCAATTGTTATAATCCAATCATAAATTTCTCTCCAATTTTTCATATTTTCATCTATGAGGAATCGAATAGAAAGTTCTTCAAATGTAACTTCATCTCCGCCTATAGGATAAGTTTTTAGAGGAGTAGCGTGAGGAATAGTACCAATTGAAATACCAGGAACATTAGCAGCTTGGCAAAAATATTGGACTAGAGGTCTGTTATTTAATAAAAACCTGAATCCAACTGGAGATAAAAGACTTAAATTTTCTGGAAGTGATTGTAATGCCGACATAAGATTTTCCTTTCTTATATTATTTAGTCAGCATAAAAAAGGGCGGACAAAAGCCCACCCTTTAAAATTATCTAATGGATCACATAGATTACATCAAATTGTCAACTCTGACAATTCTGTAGTAGTAGTTATCATTAGCAGTTGTTACAACACCGTTACCAGTCGAGTTGGCAAAAGGATTGGAAACCATGCCATAGCGGGTCTTGAATCCAATTTTTGGTTGGAAACTATTTTCACCAACCGCACGCACCATTTGAAGTGGTATATACGGACAGTAGAAAATACCAGCATCATATGCTGAACTACCTTTGTATCCAACAACATAGAAATTAGTTGCGGAAGCATTTGCATATGGATCAATGAAAACTTTATAACGTCCGCCCAGAGTTCCAACAAAGGTGTTTCCGGTACTGTCAACATTTAAAGCACCACCTGAATCCAGCACTCCACCCATTGAAAGGGCAGAAGCTACATCAGGAGCACAAATAATGACGTTACCTTTTCCACGCCTTGTCTTCTCAGCTACTGCATTTGCATCGCGCTCAATCTGGAACAACAGACCTTTGAATTTCTCAACTGACCATCTACCGTTGGAATCAACGTCAAGGTCAAACACACCAGCTGTTGATGTATTATGTTGTGCACCGTGATTAGCTGAGAAGTAAATTGTTCTCATTACTTCACGATTGATTTCAGCCAACACTTCTTGCGAAATAATATTGGCTAGTTCTGTTTCAGCATCCAAACCATGAACGGCTTTAAGATCCTGAGCAAGTTCCATTGTGTACTCACCTTTTAACGCTCTGGATTTTGCAGTGACAGTAACTTTGTCAATTGCAAACGCCATTTCAGCGAATTCAGGGGAGTCACCCAGAGCTTCAGCTGTTGCCGTTGCTAAACCTTGAATTAAGGTTAAGGCGGGTGAACCACCTTGCGCACCGGTTACACCAGCTGTTCCTGAGTTAATGTGTGATCCAGAACTTGTAAATGATGTATCTGCTTCATCTACGAGTGATTCAGTACCACTTTGTGTCGAATATTTTGCCCTCAAAGCAAAAATTAGACCAGTGGGACCAGTCATTGGTTGTACACCACACACGTCATATGCGATAAGATTGGGCATTGAACGCCGAATCATTGAAATGAGGATGGGATCTTGATATGTCTGATAAGTAGAATCAGTAGAGTTTACAGGAACTGCTTCTTGTAACAATCCCTGAGTCGATCCACCTTCTTCTGCGAGAGCTTTCTCTTGGTTTTCCAAAAGAATAGCTGTAACAGCTTTCTTATACGGATCTTTGATCTCAGGCATATCAGGATGATCTAAAACTGGAGCCCATTTCTTTTGAAGTCCTTCAGCTAGGTACATTTTTATCTCCTAAAATTGTTTATTGTTAAAATTGTTAAAATATTATGTGTTTTGACCAAACCGGGCTAAAGCATCAACATAGTGGGTCATAGTAGGATCTTTTACTTTTTCATTCAATTCTTCTGAATTAGTAACTGGGTCCTCGTCACTTGTAGTTTCGGCTTTGGCTTCATTAGTCGGAAAATAATTTTCCTTTAAGACTCCAAGTTTTTCATTAAATTGCTCTTTGTCTTCATATTCAATACCTTCAGCTAACTTAGAAAGTTTTTCCTTTTCTGTGTCAGCCAAATTATCTGAAACCTCTCTAATGGTTTCTTCTCTCTTATATTCAGAAAGTTCTTTTTTTAGATCTACACTCCTGTTGATTTCTTCGTCGAGTTTACCTTCGAGTTCTTCAACTTTTCCAAAAAGATCATCTACTAGATCAACTTTTTCTTCTGGAATGTCAATATAATGTTCTTGGAAAAGATTCCTGAGTCCTGTCATGAAATCTTCAACCAATTCTGATCGAATACCTCTTTCAACAGCCAACTCATTTTCTTTCATCCATTCTTCCACAACATAGTTCATATAACTATCAACTTTTTCAGTCAATTGAGTTGAATGTTCTTCTTTTGCTTCTTCAAGTTCTTGAGCATATTCTCCTTCTAGTATTTCAATCCTTGAATTTACTTCGCTCAAAATCTTAGTAGAAACAGCTGATTCGAAAATCGTTGCAGCTTTAGTTTTAAATTCATCAGAAAGAGTTTCTTCTCCTTCCATTAATGCCTTAACATCTTTTTCAACATTAATTTCAAGATCTTCTTTCTTTATTTTTTTCTTACCAGCTTTTACAAGACTTACTTTCAAAGCTTTCTTAGGAGAACCGGCTCCTGTTTCACCACCCAAATCTTCAACATCTTTCACTTCTTTGACCTCTTCTTCGTCGTCTTCATCATCATCTTTGCTTTTACCTTTTTTCTTATCAATTGCTTTTTGTAGTGCGGGAGGTAATTTTCCTTCTTCTACTTCATCTTCATCATCATCTTCGTCTTCTTCATCGTCGTCTTGCTCAGCAAGTGTAGCTCCGATGATTGACTCATAAGAATCAGATAGTTCAGCTTTTTTCAATGTATTAAGTTGGTCATAAATGGCTTTCATCATTCCAGCTTTAGTACGTGGTTTTGAATTTTCTTCAATAACTTGTTCTTCTTCCGAAGAAATTTCTTCTGAGGACGCGTAAGTAGATTCTTCGGCAGTCTCGTCAGCGATCTCTTCAGATGTATTTTCCAAAATTTCTTCAGACATTGGATTTCTCCCTTTATTCTATTAAAAATTGAATAGTATAATTACTATATTTATTTATAAAAGTTTAGAGTTTAGTAATAAAATTTTCAAATGCTTCTATTCTTACTTTATTTCTACTAATTTCAGTAGCTCTTTCAACTCGTTTTTGATATTCTACAATTTCCTTCTCTTTAATAAGACCGTTATCCCAAACCCACTCTTTACCTTCCATGATTCCAGAAACAAATGCATCTGGAGCCGATGGATCTGCGACAATATCTGCTGCAGTAGCAAGATAAAAATCGCTTTGAACTTCTTGAAGTCCATCTTGTACAGGTTTCAATGATCCCATTCCTCTTGAAGATACACCTAATTTCGCTCCCTCATCTATTAAATTTTTAACAATTTTACCATAAGGTGTATCCATAATTTTTGCTCTTCCTAAAAAATTATCACCATCTTCAACCAGTTCCGTGATCATGTGTGATACTCTCTCAAGATTGACAGTTGGCCCATCAGGATGCCCCAATTCTCCAAAAGCTCTTTTAGTATTAATAAATTTCTCTGTATATCTTTTTACTTCTTTTTGAAGAATTACTTTTGGATAAACACGGCCATTTCTGTTCTTTGTTTCAGATTGCATGAAAATACCTTCAATAAAATAATTTTTCTTTTTATTATCATCCTCTTCGGTCACAAAATTAACCTCAATTGCTTCTTCGCTAATAAGTTTCATTTGATTCTCCTATTATTCTTCCGCTTTTCATTCTAGCATCTAGTTTTGCGGTATCAACAGTTTTAACTTGTTTACCTTTTTGCCTTGCTCTATAAGCATCTCTCATTTTTTTCATAGTTTTGGGTTTTATTCTTTTTTCAAATTTACCACCAAATTTTTTCACCCATGTAGATACTCTTTTTTCAATTCTTTCTTTTTCGCCAGGAGATGCATCTTTATATTTTCCTGATTTATCTTTAACTGCAAATCCAATCAATCGAACTGCCTTTTTAACCCCTCTCTCCATTTTTTCTGGAGATGGCGGCCGTTTCATAGAAAGTGCTCTCTTTCTTTTTATAATACTCGCCTTTCTTTTTATAGCTTTTCCTCTTTTGATCCGTTGAGCTAAAGTAAGTTCTTGTATTAGATTTAGGTAATTTTTCATCGTTTTGTAAGTTGTTTCCTAATATCTTTTCTTTTACCCATAACTGCAGCTTGAGCACTCTTTCCTTTAGTAATATTTACACGCAATTGCTTACCTAATCCAGATTTACCTATTCTTTTCATTCTTTTTATTCGTCCTGGGTCCATAGATCTTTTACCCGTTGCCGATCGTTTCCACTTTCTTATTGCTAATTTTTCTTTTTGTCTTCCTCCGCCCAACATTTTTTTGCGTCTCTCCATTCTTCTTTGTGTCGGAGATTTTGCTACAGTGGATTTTTGAATCTGAAATTCAACTAAGTTTTCTCTAAATTCTTGGAAAGATTTCATGAACTCCTTAAATTATTGACATTCCGCCTTGCATTGATTCGTATCCAAGCTCTACATTTCTACCAAATACTGGTCTATCAAATCCACTTCTCTTTTTAAAATCCATCATAATAAGATAAGTTTCAGGGCTAGCATGACCCACAGTAGTGAATTGTACATCACCAAGTACATCAGAACCATCTCCTGCTGCATTAATTGCTATTGGAGCATAATGCCTTGCAAAATCAATTTTTCCTGATCCTGTAACCACTGCTATTAGTGCTTCAGAATCAGAACCATCCCATTCTATTTTTATATCCATTCCACCCGTAGCTCCAGCACCATTAGTTGTATACCATTCTAGTTTCTCAAGAGTAACATTATAAGTCACTCCTGCGATAGCTGTAGAAGCATGAGTTGTTATAGTACTTGTCCCAGAAATACTTCCAGAAATGGTTTTTTCTGCCCCTGGCGCGCCAGTTGCTGTAATAGTTTGATCAGTTCCACTTGTAGCGCCTATAATATTAATTGTGGTTCCCCCAGAACGATAATCTTGAACTGTTGCATAAATGGCACTGCCAGCTGCATCAAATGTAAGTATCTCCCCTACACAAAAATTAGTGGCTGGTGCAGCAGAAAGTGTAACTGTCTTAATTGCAAAATTCAATTCAGACAAATCAACTTTTTTTACATCGCTTTCGCCACTCCCATCAGAAATATTTGTAAATTTATAGGAGGTGCGATGGACTGTATCAATAAGTTTTTGACTAGTTACTGCATCTGCCATTGGTTATCCCTCATGTGCTTGTCCAAGGACTTTCATGAATGCTCTTTCTGTCCTTTGAATTTGATTAATTGTTTTTTTCTGTTCGGATTTTTCTAATCCTTCTATATATTTAACAAAAATTTGTGCTGTTAATTTGTCAATTGGAATAACAGTGCCGTCGCCCAATTTGATCTCGCTATCTTTGCTTGACTTGGATGCCCTTTTCATATCAGACATTACATCTTCTGTAATAAATTCTCCAAAACTTAACAATGATTCTACTTCCCTTTTCATGGGTTTTTTGCCTTTTCTAAATACTTTACCGTCATCATCACTTTCCCACCCTGCGGGAGCTTGACCAACTAATTTGTAATATGCATCCGCCTCTTTGTCATTATCAATTCCTCCTTCATCAGGCTGTTTGTCGCCCTTACTTCTTAATTCATCTTCTGCACTTTTTTGATCATCATCGTCAGTTGTGTCCGTTGTGTCCGGCTTGTCAGTTGTGTCCGTCTTGTCCGGTGTGACAGTTGGTTCTGGCTCTGGTTTTTCCTCAGGAGGATGAATTCTATCAATTAACTTTTGTTTTTCAGGTGAAAGAATGCCCGATCTATCTTCTCGCCTCGTTTGTTTATTCCATTTAGTTTGAGCCAGCTGATGCTTTTTTTCAAGTTTAGAAATACCTTCATCATCAGTATTAAGATCACTTTTTTTAATCTTAACCCCCATCTCCTCCAATTCAGGATTCATGGGTTTCTTTGATGGGTCTATATAAAAATCTTGATATTCTTCTTTACCACTTGCGGGATTATATACTTTCAAAGAAATATCCATCCCATTTTTTTTATTATCTTTCTTTTGTGACCTGCTCTCTACATATCCAGTAATTCCTTCTTTTGTTTTCTTATACATCTTATATCCAGCAAATCCCAGACCAAACAATCCCATAGCGCCCATCATAACCGCACCAATAGGACCAATCTCAGCTAAATGTTGTTGTTCTGCTCTAAACTGTTTATATTGTTTCATGCTTCTACGGCGACTGGTTCCTCTATTGGCTCCTCTATTTCCTCAGCCGCTAGAGAACTATCCGATATTTCTTTCGATTCTTCTGGTTGTACTACAGGACCAAACATTGCTTTAGAGACTTCCGCCTTTTTTGCTTCAATTCCTGTCATTATTTTATTTGCTAAAATAGAATGTATAGTTTCTTTAACTCGTGCTCCATCCTTTGATTTTGCATACGTTATAATATCTGACGACGTAGGATCACTCATAGCATAGTCCTCTTATAATAGGGTTTATAGTATTTATATTAACCAACATTTGAAATTCTTTCTTTTAAATTATGAATTTTAGTCTCTTTCAGCGGTTTTCCGCCTTTTGGTTTAAATGATTGATACTCATCTTCTGGTTCTGCCGGTGCAGCTGCTTTTTCCGCTTCTATTTCCTTGTCGATTTGTTCTATTTCTTCTTGAGACTGTTTCAAAATTCTTTTTCTGACATGCTCTTTAGAATAAAAATTTCCAATAATTTCATCAGCAAAATTCATACTCTGCAACAAATTTAATCTTTCTTGCAACATTTCTGCTTCTTTAAGTTCAGCAAAATGTGCATCTGTTTGCCATTCATAATGAATACCATGTTGAATCACTCTCCAATCATTTAAAGTAATAATTCCCTTGAGAATGAGATGTTTTTCTAGACAAGTATTAAAAAGTCCATTGAATCGGTTTCTCAGACGTTCAATAAATCTTGAAAATTTTACCTCATCTCGAGAAATCTCTGTAGATCTTCCCAACTGAAATCCTGCATCTTGTTCTAGTCGAGAAACAGGAACATTAAGAGACTTGTAAAGTTTCTTTTGAAAATATTCTACATCAGCCAATTCTCCTAGATTTTCTCCTGGTGGCAATGTGGTAATTTCTGTTCCTCTTCCACCTTCTCTTCGTGGAAGCCAATAATCTTCTAACATAGATTGATGTCTTCGATCATCTCTGACTTCACCAGTATTAGAATCATATACCAATTTATTCTTGTATCGAGTCATGATATCTCGCAAATATTGTTCTGCTTTAAGTTTTGGGAGATTTCCAACATCAATGTAAAAAATTCTTCTTTCTGGTGCTCTTGTAATTCGATAAATTACTACTGCATCTTCAATCATTCTAAGTTGATTGAGGGGCTTGATTGCTTTATGTAAATAAGAAAGTACCAATGTTTTATCAGCATTCAAAAGACCAGAATGATTATAAGCAATCGAATCTGGAGCAATTCTTACAATCTGTCCACCCTTCTTTCCGTCAACTCCTTGTTCATTATAAGCAAAGTATTCTTCTATTATTGGTTGTGCGTTTGGATCTTGAGACTTGGGAGGAAGTACTTGTCTTATTTTTTTGATTTTTAATGAATCTAATGGACGAAGTTCTAAAACGCCTCTTTTGGGATTATTTTGGTCAATAATAATATGATAAAATAGTCTACCATCAATATACCATTTACGAAAAATATCAAATCCATATTCTCTGAAATTCAAAAGATCAACAA